TTGGCCTAGGGGAGAGCATGTAAATGATCTATGGGATGACATGGATCGACTTAACGCATTATACGAAGAGATGATGTGGCCTCATGACGATGTTTTGGAATTTGTTCCAGATCATGCTAAAGGTAGAATTATTATTAAAAACAAATCCGCAGAAGAAAGGAGGAACAATGATGAATAATTTTACAGTTTACTCCAGAGAGGGTTGCCCTTTTTGCACAAAGGTGGTACAAGTATTAGAGTTGGCAGGTCTAAACCATCGTGTTTATAAATTAGATGATGACTTTACGAAAGAAGCATTCTATGGTCAGTTCGGTCAAGGATCTACTTTTCCTCAAGTCGTTATCGATTCCACTAATATAGGTGGGTGTACCGAAACAGTTCAGTATCTAAAGGAGAAGCAATTAGTCTAATGAAAAAAGTTGATGACTTTGAAACTGTATACGACATGATTGAACATGCCATTGAACTAGCGTTTGATGGCAAGATGCAATTAAAGTTTTATCAGTTTCTAGAATATCGTAAGACGAAGAAGGTAGAAATAGAATCCTTCCTTAAGAGTTCTACTGTGAAAGAAATATCTGATCAAGTAATAGAACTCGAAGAATATATTAAAGGAGGGTCAGACAATAATCATAAACAGTTACGTGAGGCATATGGTCACATACCTAAACCTCAAGCAAGAAAGATAAAAGCATATCTTAATAAAATTGTTGAAGACGCAGTGAGGTATCAACATGACCGAAGACCAGGAAGACGAAAAAAAGGATCTAAATAATGACAAACCTCTGGAAATAAACAGGGGAGTAGAACTATTATTAAGAAACAGGAGGAGACCTAAACCAAAACCCAAAACTTTCCAGGTAAAATTTGGAAATTTAATTGCTCTATGGAATAGAGAAATTGTTTTTCACTTTGATTTTTATTTGGACATTAGAAAAAAATAAACATCTCTGGGAGGAGTATTATGTCAGAAACACTAGTAGTAACCTTGACGCTTACAACAGTTGTTGCTATTCTTGCATTATTAGTTGGAGGTATGATAGGATGGATGGCAAGACAGCATTCATACGAAACAACTCCCCAAGTAATCTACACTCATCCAGAGATGTTTGATGCAAATGGGCAATTAGTTCCCGATGAAATTTTAGCTTTAAGAATTGAAACTCATGACACCAGCGAAGAGAACGACGACGAAGACTAGAGGACCAAAGTTACCTTCATCTTCTAAGTCAACACCTGTAAAGAAGACTCCTGCAAAGAGGACTCCAGCAGCACCTAGAATCGACTCCTTACCCACTAATCCTTTTATTCATGAAGTATTAGGACTAGCATCTAAACAGCGTTCTAAGGCGAAAAAGGTAGAGGCTCTGAAAGCATATGAACATGACTCAATTAAGTCAGTTCTTATATGGAATTTTAATGAGACTGTAATTAGTTTGTTACCTGAAGGACCAGTTCCTTATGGCGATGGTGAAGATCAACAATTATTAAATGGTTCTCTCTCAGAAAATCTTGCTAGAGAAGCAGCAGGTGGTGAATCAGCAACCAGGCAGGATCTTCAAGGACAAGGAAGAACTTCTTTACGTAGAGAATGGACTAAGTTATATCACTTCGTAAAGGGTGGTAATGATAAGTTACCTGGTATGCGTAGAGAGTCTATGTTTATTACTATACTACAGCAATTACATCCTAAAGAAGCAGAGATATTAGTTCTTGTTAAGGATAAGATATTGACTGACAAATATGATATTACAAAAGATATTGTTGCGGAAGCATATCCAGATATTGATTGGGGAAATAGATCATGACAACTAAAACAGAAAAGCCAGTAGCTGAATTAGAAAAACCTGAGAAGAAGTTTGATCCTTCTCCATACTCTTGTGATATTATTTTGGAGAAGACTACTCCAGAAAAAGCAAATGATAAGCATCTTCCTACTGATGCTTTTAATGTCACTTATATTGTAGATGGTAAGGAACATTTAGATGTAACTCGTTCTGAGAAGATGGCAAATGTTTTTGATATGTATTATGATAGGTATGGGAAAGGTGTACTCCAGAGAATTGATTATGGTCATGGTACAATAAGACCTAATTTGTGGGGAGCTAAACCACCAGCAAAGCAGAAGAAAAGGAGAAAGTAATGAGTAAGAATAAAGATAGAGATGAACTTCTTAGATCACAAATTAATGATGTGATCAGAGGTGAGATACAGGAAGGTATCAACGAGTATGTTGATTCTTCTGAGGGTAAAGGATTTGGTGATGAGAAATTTAATGTCAAGATACCCCAGACTGAGGTAGATAATATTCTTAAGGAGTATAAACGAATTAAGAAAAGTCAGAGATCCAATATAGGACAGGTAAAGAAACTTGGTTTGGTTGATAAATACGGGAAACCATTATGACTGAAAAGATTGATACTCAAGGGATGAGTGGTCCTGCTATTCCTGGTAGTACAGACAACATTTATCCTCATGATGAGAATGGCGATCCAATTTTTCCTCGTGCGATTATCCGTCCTAATAGGTTACATACTCCTCAAATGGTTAAGGAGTTGAAAATTCTTATCAATGAAGTGCTGGATGAACGTGAGCATAATAGAAGACTCGCTGCAGCATATGATGATGTGAAACCATTACCACCCTCATATTTCGATACTGAGCATTTTAAGCATAGTGTTGATGAAGAAGAACCACCCTACCAAGATTGGAGCCAATGAGAACCCAACGTAAAGAAAACTATTATTATGTTTTCTGGACTGTGGCAATGATTGCCTTTATAGTTCCTCAAGTATTCACTGCGTATGCATACATGAATATCAAATCTTTACTTGAGAAACCTTTTGAGATAGAAATCGTAGAACCATCTAAAATTAGATTAGGGTTATGAGAATTGGCGTTATGTGTTCTGGGAACGGAACAAACTTTGAGAACATAGTACGTTCAGTTACTAAGCATGAGGTTGTGATGATGATTCACAACAAGAAGGAATGTGGTGCTATAAAAAGAGCAGCAAAGTTTGGTGTTCCTCATTGCTATGTTAGTCATAAAGATGAAGATAAGATGATAGAAATGTTTAAGGTATGGAGAGTAGATCTAATAGTTCTTGCAGGATATATGAGAGTGATTAAAAATCCTGATGCTTTTCCTGCTCCTATCATAAATGTACACCCTTCTTTGCTGCCTAAGTATAAGGGATTACATGCAGTAGAACAAGCACTAGAGAGTGGTGATAGAGTTACTGGATGTACTGTGCATTATGTGAATGAAGAATTGGATGGTGGAGAAGTTATTTTACAATCCGAAGTTCCTATCCTTCCTGAAGATGATGTCAAATCATTAACCAAAGCAATTCAGAGAAAAGAATATGCTATCTTACCTATTGTGATCAATGAACATTTGGAAAAATTACAAACAAGTATTGCATGATAATATCTTACTTCATAATGAGGTAGGTAGTGTATGGGCACAGTGGGAAGGTAAGAAGACTAGTCTCCTGGCCAAGACATATACTAATAAATATCTTCTTAAATCTAGAGAGGTAGAGATCTGGAGTGATACTTCATGTATCTACAATAATATCTTATACCCTAAGACAGGATCTAATTTACCCTGTTTTGGTATGGATCTTATGGGTTTTAATCCTAATCGGGTTATCATAGTATTTGATTTCCAACATCCTGTAGAGAACTATCTATTTTCTGTGGATGGATTACCAAAGCAAGAAGGGAATATAAGATTCTTTGAGCCAGGTAATCATTTCTCAGAGAACATATATGTTGCTAAGTGTAATATGGATGAAGTTGACGAACATTTAGAAATGTTTAGTAAGTATATTAAAATATATTGTGATATGTTAGACTCTAATGAACCTTCTGGTCTAGATACTACAGTCTATAAAGACTTTGATGAGTATATGACTGATCTTGATCCTGTTGGAGGATATCTTACAGGACAATTTGGTAAGGAAAAATCTGAATCACTTGTAAACGACTTTTTATTTTCATACAAATGACATTAAGCACTAATTATAGGAATCGAATTACTGATATATGCTGTAGAATGATCTCAACAGATGGTGAAGTTGATTTGGATGAAAGAATCTGGATGAACAAACTTTGTGAACATAATCTTCAAGCAAGAGAACTTGCAGGAGCTATGCTTTGCCCTAATACAGTAGGTGAAGATGTTAACTATTATCAATAATGTATCAGGGAATACAAACAAACTTGCATATATAGTATGTACGTGTTACTATTAACACATCGTTCATCCCATAAGGGACGCAAGTAAGCCGACTCGGAACGGAATCGTTCATCCCATAAGGGACGCAAAAGCCGACTAAAGGAACGGATTAAAACCCCTACTACTTTGGAGTAAAGCCAATGGCAAAAGTCACTTACCGTGGAGTCGAGTACGACTCTGCTGATTACAACAAGAGAGTTCTTGCTGAAGCAGCAAGAAACAGAAACTTCGATTTAATGTATCGAGGTATACAGGTGAAGAGCAAGGCAGTTCCTTGCAGTTAAAATAAGAGCAGGGGTTTACACTCCTGCTTTTTTAATATATAATTGTAATTGAAAGGAATTTTATGGCACTTCACATGAGAGAACAATTAATTAGAGCAGTACTTGCTCATGCTCATGGAGAGATAGAAAAACATAAGGCAAATGTAAATGTATATCTTGAACATCCTGCAGGGATAGGAGAGCATTCAGATATAACAGAAGCAATTCAATGCGAGATAGATAAGATCGCAAGATATCATGACCAGGTAGAAGTTATAGAAAAATATTTTGCTTCTAAGCGATAATGAATAAAGGAAAACTAAAAGTTTTAGTAAGAGCTCTTAAGGAAATTGTAGAAGAGTTAGAGTCTGAAATTTATTCTGATGCTGATGCATATAAGTATGAGAATTTTGCTCAGTTAACACCCCCACCTGATGATTATGATGAGGTTTTTGATGGAGAAGATTAAATTAGTTAGTGCAACACCAGATGCTGAACAGCACATGGCATATGTTGCTCGTGTTAGTAACCCTAAGAACCAAGACAATAATAAGTTTGCTGGTCTTCTTAAGTATTGTATTCAGCACGGTCACTGGAGTGTCTTTGAGCAAGCATTCATGACGGTAGAGATCAATACTACCAGAGGACTTGCTGCACAGATACTAAGACATAGATCATTCACATATCAAGAGTTCTCTCAGAGATATGCTGATAGTAGTATGTTGGGTGAGGTGATTCCTTTACCAGAACTACGTAGGCAGGATGATAAGAATCGTCAGAATAGTATTGATGACATAGATCCTCTTATGGTACAGGATTTTAATGCCAAGATGCAGAAACATTTCGTTGATGGAATGAAACTCTACAAAGAAATGCTAGAAGCAGGAATCGCCAAAGAATGTGCAAGGTTTGTACTACCACTTGCTACACCGACTCGGTTATATATGACTGGTAGTGTACGTTCATGGATACACTACATTGATTTGCGTTCTGCACACGGAACCCAGAAAGAACATATGCAGGTAGCAGAAGGAGTTCGTAGTATATTTACCGAACAGTTTCCTGTTGTCGCAGAAGCCCTTGAGTGGGCTAAATAACTACCCCCTATTATATTCATATGGCAACATATCCTGTCGTTAACAGTAAAACTGGTGAACAGAAAGAAGTCGCAATGAGTGTTCATGATTGGGATCAGTGGAAATCTGATAACCCAGAATGGACAAGAGACTTTTCTGATCCAAGTACTTGTCCTGGTGTTGGAGAAGTTGGTGAGTGGAGGGATAAGTTGCATAATAAACATCCTGGATGGACTGAAGTTCTTAATAAATCTGAGAAAGCAGCTGGTATTCAGGGTCGTTTAGCTAAGAGGGGAGTAGTTTAGTATGCCAAGGAAAAAGAAATCAGCAGACACCCAACCAATAGGTGTTGGATTAACAGCTAAGCAGATGAAGAGAAAGAAACCTATAAACACAGATTTCTTAAGAGACATAGATCCTCTTACAGAAAATCAACAATTACTATTCAATGCGTATGAGAGTGGTAAGAATCTTGTTGCCTATGGTGCAGCAGGTACAGGTAAGACATTCATTACCTTATATAATGCACTATGTGATGTATTAGATCCTACTACTCCATGTGAAAAGATCTATATTGTAAGGTCACTTGTTGCTACTAGGGAGATTGGATTCTTACCTGGTGACCATGATGATAAGTCTTTACTATATCAAATACCATACAAGCATATGGTTAAGTATATGTTTGAGATGCGTACAGATGCAGACTTTGAGATGCTGTATGGTAATCTAAAAGCACAAGGAACAATTGATTTCTGGAGTACTTCATTCATTCGTGGTACAACATTTGATAATGCTATTATTATAGTAGACGAATTCCAGAACCTTAACTTCCATGAACTTGATAGTATAATCACTAGGGTTGGAGAGAATACTAAGATAATGTTCTGTGGTGATGCAACTCAGACTGACTTGGTTAAGCAGAATGAGAGGACTGGTATTAGTGATTTCATGCAGATCCTTAGAGTGATGCCATCAGTTGAGATTATTGAGTTTGGTGTGCAGGATATAGTACGTTCAGGATTATGTAAAGAATATCTATTAACTAAATTGGAACTTGGTTTATAGATGCAGTTTCCTATATCATGCTTTGATGATTTCTATAAAGATCCTGATAGAGTAAGAGAGTGGGCACTGGGTTTAGAATATACTAAACATAAGGGAACTTATCCTGGTGTAAGAACTCAATGCCTAAGTGGTATTGATAGGAATTTTTACGAGGTTTCTTGTCGTAAATTCTTAGGAATGTTTGATGACTTTGATAAACCACCAGACCAAGTTAATTTTAAGATAAGAACTTACTTCCAAAAGATATGGAGGTTTTCTTCTGACCCTAATAGTATTAGGAATAAAGGATGGATTCATACTGATGGTAATGTATTATTAGCAGGAGTTGTATATCTAAATCCTAATTCAGATCCTAACGCAGGAACGTCTATTTACACTAAGAAAAAAGATGCTATAATACCAGAGTGGATGAAATATGAAAAGGGTGTTCCGAACAAATCTAAATTTATTCAGGATGTTCTTCAGTCAAATACTTCTTCTCCTTTAGATTCTATTAAGGATTATGATAAAGGACTTAAAGAAAATAATGATATGTATGAATTGACATTAGAAATCAAGAATAAGTACAATAGAATGATTGCCTATGATGGGGATCAATGGCACGGTCAGAGTACTTACTGGATGGATAATGAAGAATGTAGATTGACACAAGTGTATTTTGTAGAACAATTAAATTGTTTTAACCAAAAATTTCCTAATGTAAGATGTGAACGGTATGATTTTTGAGCATTGTAATCACTTAGGTGATCTTGAATTGGATAAAAAAGAAACTCCTGGATGCCGACTGTATCATCTTCCTGATGGTCAGTGGGTTCCTTCTATTACTTCTGTGACTTCTTTTTACAATAGAGAAATCTTTGTTAAGTGGAGGAAGAGAGTTGGTATTGAAGAAGCAAATCGTATCACTAAGAAGGCAACTGCTCGTGGAACTGATTTTCATGAGGCAGCACAGGCATATCTAGAGAACAAAGAACTTAACTGGGATGATTATAGACCAGCAACTAAGTTCATGTTCCATCATGCAGCACCATATCTGGACAAGATAAATAATATACACGCTATAGAAAGAACCCTTTACTCTGAGTACCTTGGTCTTGCTGGTAGAGTTGATTGTATAGCA